GGAAAACCTACGCAAGCAGGCGCATTTATATGGCGCGGTATTGAGTCGAGAAGTGCTGGAATCAGCCGCTAAATATAAAGATGAAATGACCAATACCACCTCAATTATAAAAGGGATGGGGGCGGTGATTGGTGGGGTGTTGATGCCCGAGATGACAAAACTTATCGAGGGTTTTGCAAACTGGTATCTAGCAAATAAAAAAGTCATTAATGATGATTTAACGTCATTTGCTAAACGCTTAGCGGCTGGCATCAAAGATTTTGGTGATTGGCTCAAGGTTGTCATTCCAAAAGTCAGCGCCTTTGTTGACAAAATTGGTGGCATGAAAACGGTCGCTATTGGTTTGGCTGCGGTGATTTCGGGGCCTCTAGTGTTGGCCTTTGGCTCTCTAGCGTTGGGTTTGGTGATGCTCGGGACCACTATAAAAACAACTATTATCCCTGCCATTGCAAAAATGAATTTAGCTTTTTTGGCTAATCCTATTGTTTTGATTGTAGCTGCGATTGCAGGGGCGGCTTATTTGTTAATTAAATACTGGGAGCCGGTCAAAACCTTTTTTTCTGGTTTATGGAATGGTATTGCCGACAGTGCGAAAGCGATGTGGGCAACGGTTGAGCCGATCATTAATGCGGCCAAGTCTTTGTTTGGTGGTGATACTGATGCGCTTGTTGAGGTGGCGAGTAATAACGCGCCACGAACACAAGGTCAACGGGGCGGTCGGCGTGGTCGATTGTTGAATCAAAATTCACAAACTAATGTCAGTGGTCAGTTGGATATCAAGATCACATCTGAAGGCCATGCCAGAGTGCAAAAGGTCAAAAGCGAAACGCCTGGCTTTAATTTAAATGTTGATAGCGGCTTGTCGCTTGCGGGGCTGTAATGAGTTGGCGTGAAAGTCTACAACGGGGTTCATTTCGAGGCGTTGAGTTTTTTACCAATGCCGTTGATAGTTCTTTTGGCCGTCGAGTGGCTACGCATGAATACCCATTAAGAGACTCGCCCTATAATGAGGATTTAGGCAGTCAAGCCAGCGGCTTTACTGTTGAGTGTTATGTATCGGGCGAAAATTATCATGTAGATCGTGATCTCTTGCTTGAAGCATTAAGCAAAAAAGGCGGCGGCACCTTAGTGCATCCTTTTCAGGGTGAAATGCAGGTGCAAGTTTTAACGGTTCGGGTGCGTGAGGGCAGTGGTGAAGAAGGCATTGCTCGTTTTGTTATTCAGTTTATTGAAGCAGGCGAAAATCAATCACCAGACAATAAGGATGATACTGCCGCCCTGGTTGATTTATCAGCCGATGATTTGGCGGTCAGTTCGGCCACTGATTTTAGCGAGCGATTCAAAATTGACAATGTGCCTGAATGGGTGCGTGAAGCATCAAAAGGTGTGACTAATGATGCGTTTGAGATGGTGCAGGGCTTGCCGTCATTTTCTGGCGATGTATCAAGTTTAGATTTAGATAGCTTGATGCAACAGCCTGCTGACTTGGCCGAGCAAATACAAACGGCGATTGATGCCGTTGATGATGTGGTTGATTTGAGGTTGCTTGATGTCTTTGGCGATGATTTGCCCTTGGTGCCCACGTTGACACCGACCAGACTAATACAGCTGGAGAATCAGCAATCGATTATTGACCTAGTGAAAACATCGAGCCTAGTTAAAAAGGCCCGTTTATTGGTGAATGTATGAGCCTCGTTTTAGATAACAAATCAGCGGTGATTATTTACCGTGATGAGCTGGCCGATCAGATTGATGATTTAACCTTGATTGCCAGCGATAATACCTTTGATAAATTGTCGGCTTTACGCCGTGCGGTGGTCAATGACAGTCATGCACGGGTTGCACAGTTGCCGAGCGTGGTTGAATTTCTGCCAAATGAAGCCTTGCCCGCCTTGGTCTTGGCACACAAATTATATGATGACGCCAATCGTGATGATGAGATTGTGCGTCGAAACAATGCCCGTCATGGTGGCTTTATACCCGGCGGCAAAGCGGTTGAATATCTCAAATAATGCTGCAATTAAAAATCAACAATCGCCTGTTCCAAGGTTGGACAGCGGCGAGCATTAGCCGTGGCTTAAAACAAGCCTCAGCAACTTTTAATTTAACTCTAACGGATAAATGGGAGCAAACGCCTTGGCAGATCAGGCCGTTTGATAGTTGCGAGCTTGTCTATGATGGCAAGACGGTGATTTCTGGTTATATCGACAGTGCGAGTGTTTCTTACGACAAAGAGCAGCATGCGGTATCGGTATCAGGCAGGTCAAAAACTGCTGACATTGTGGATTGCTCGGCACCATCGACCCAGTTTAAACAGCAAACCATTGAGGCCATCGCCCAGGCATTATTAAAACCGTTTGGCATTAAGGTGCAGGTTGATGTTGATACCGGCGGCAAGATTAGCAGCTGGAAAGCCGATGAAGGTGTGACCATCTTTGAGGCTTTGGAAAAGCTCGCTCGGTTGCGGGGCTTATTGCTCACTGATAATGCGGCGGGTGATTTATTGATCACCAGGGCGGGCATTAACAAAGCACCGGCACGATTGGAATTAGGCAAGAATATAAAAGCGGCGTCTGCTTCGTTTGATGTGCGTGACAGGTTTAGTGTTTACACCATTAAAAGCCAGCAAAAAGGCAGTGATGATCTCGATGCGGCACAGGCGGCTCATATCAGCGCCACGATAGAAGATGAAACGGTGCCACGTTACCGGCCTTTATTATTAACAGCCGAAGATCAGGCCGATTTAAAAACTGCTAAAACACGCATTCAATGGGAAGCAAATAGCCGCTTAGGTAATAGTCAAACTTTCTCGATTGTGGTGGTTGATTGGCAGGTTGATGGTGAGCTATGGCAAGTCAATCAACTGGTTAGATTAACCGATAGATTATTAGGCTTTGATACTGAATTGTTGATCACCGCTGTGACCTATTCGCTCGATGAGAATGGCACGATTTGCAGTTTAACATTGCAGCCGCGTGCTGCTTTATTGATTGAGCCATTGACGGAAAAAACAGACAAACAAAAAGCCAAAGAAACGCCGATTATTTGGCATGATTTAAATAATGTAGGCCAAACTGATGCGTGAGTTTTTAAAGCTATTACAGCCTATTCAGCGAAAGATTCAGCAAGTGGTATCGCGGGGTGTGGTTCGCCTGGTTGATGACGCTTTGAAGATGCAAGGCATGCAGTTGACCTTGATGGCGGATGAAACCCTTGACGGTGTTGAGCGCTTCCAAAATTACGGCTACACCAGCGTGCCATTGCCAGGTGCAGAGGCAATCACATTGTCGGTTAATGGTCATCGCTCGCATAGCGTGGTGATTGTGGTGGATGACAAGCGTTATCGGTTGAAAGGTTTAGCCGGTGGTGAGGTCGCTTTATATGATGATCAAGGTCAAAAAATCCACCTAAAACGCGACAAGATTTTGATTGAAACACCGCTCGATTTTGAGCTTAGAGCCAAAAATATCAAGCTGCATGCAACGGATAGTTATTCGTTTGATGTTGATGGCCAAGGGCAGCGCTGGGACAGTGAAGGCGTGGAAACTTGGCAGGATGATGATATTACCAAGCCGCACCATAATCACGCACCGCCGGAGATACCTGATGACTGATATTGCAATTGCGTTTAATGGCGGCGTGAATGTATTAGCGTTTGAGGCGGGTGTTGCCAAAGGTGATATCGCCCACGATGACGGTTTGAAATCGGCGGTTTTATATTCGCTTTTTACTGATCGCCAAGCCAATGATGATGATGAAATCCCCGATGGTTCAACCGATAGGCGCGGTCATTGGGCTGATTCGATCTTGGGTGAAAGTAACGGCTCGCGTTTGTGGTTATTACGCCGTGAAAAACAAACACAAAAAACCTTAAATCGGGCGATCGCCTATGCAAAAGAAGCCTTGCAATGGCTGATTGATGACGGACATGCGGTGAAAGTGACGGTTGCAGCAGAGTGGGCAAGCCTTGGTTTGTTGGCATTGCATATCATCATTGATTTAGCTGATGGCGAGCGCTTTGATCAAGTTTTTGAAAAATCGTTGGGGTAAAAAATGGCCTATAACAGACCAGCATTAATAGAAATTATTGAACGTAAAATATCCGAGGTTGATAGTCGCCTGCCAAATGCGGTGGCGCGGTTAAAAAATTCAGTGATTAATGCACTGGTGAGATCGTCATCAGGCACGGCGCACGGTTTATATGGTTTTGTTGATTGGATGTCGCAACAGGTTATCGCTGACTCGGCCGAAGCTGAACTATTAGATCGCCATGCGTCTTGGTGGAAAAAAACCCGAAATGCAGCGACTAAAACCATAGGTCCGATCGATGTGGTGGGTAATGGCACCATTGCCGCCGGTACGGTGTTGCAGCGGGCCGATGATGTGGAATATACCGTTGATAGTGAGGTCACTATTACGGGCACAGGCAGCGTTTCGGTCACGGCAACGGTTGAGGGCATTGCAGCTAATGCCGACAGTGGCACGCCATTGACGTTGACATCAGCGATTGCCGGTATTAACAGCACCGCAACAGTGAGCGCCGCCGGTTTGACTAATGGCAGCGATATTGAATCTGATGATGCGTTGCGCGCTCGATTGCGTGAGCGAGTACAACAAACGCCGCATGGTGGTGCCAAGCATGATTATATTGCCTGGGCTAAAGAAATAAGCGGTATTACCCGTGCGTGGTCGTTTCCTTTATGGTTGGGCGATGGCACGGTGGCGGTGTTTGTGGTGCGTGATGATGATGCTGATTTTATTCCTGATCTCGCTGAGCTTGCCGAGGTGCAGGCTCATATTGATTTAGTGCGACCCGTAACGGCCAGTGTCACAGTGGTGGCTCCGATTAATGTGGCGCAAGGGTTGACCATTTCGATCAACCCTAATACCAGTATTACTCAGGCGGCTATCACCGCAGAATTACAGGATTTATTCACCCGTGAAGCCGAGGTTGAAGATGGCAACGGTAGTGGCACGCTGTTGATTTCGCATGTGCGTGAGGCCATTAGCATTGCAGCGGGTGAGTTTGATCATGCCCTGGTGTCACCTGTTGCCGATATTGAATTGACCAGCGGCCAAATATCATCGTTAGGGTCAATCACCTGGTCATCATTATGAGTTTTAATATTGCAGAGTATTTGCAGCAATTAAAGCAGCTGTTGCCGGTCGGTGCTTTGTGGGATTCATTGCAGGCCGATGTCACGATTGAGGGCTATCTTGAGGCCGAGGCGGATGAGTTTGCTCGCATCGATGCACGGGCCAGCAATTTAATTAATGAAACCGATCCACGCACGGCGTTTGAGCTGTTGCCAGAATGGGAAGCCTTTGCCGGTTTGCCTGGTGGCTGCATTGGTGAGATTGGCACCTTAGAACAAAGACAGCAGGCATTGCATGCCAAGTTGACCGCGTTAGGCGGGCAATCCATTCCCTATTACATCGAATTTGCGGCGGCCATTGGCTATGACACCACGGTGACGGAATTTCCGGTCTTTAACGTTGAAGATTCGGTTGATGCTGAAATGAATGACGAAAGCTGGCGTTATACCTGGCGACTCAATGCCCCCGACGAGACTATCAATTATTGGTCGGTTGAAGGTGGGGTTGATGAGGGCTTTGCTACCTGGGGCAATGAGCGACTTGAATGCGCCATTAATGAAATAAAACCCGCACATACTTACTTAATTTTTGCCTATGGGGGCTAGATAATGGATACACGAAATTACAAATCAGGGGCAGGAGTATCGCCGCCCGTTAAACTCGCCACGCCCTCGGTTGGTTTTCCGCACGGCGGCGACCCTGCTACCGGCACGCCTGCGACCGTGCCTGGTGCGTTTTATCATTATGCGATTGCCGAAGAGATGCGCAACGTCATCCTCGGCGCAGGGCTAACACCGAATGATGATGAGCTTGATCAGTTTTGGCAGGCCATTTTATTGACCGTTGCTCCACCGCCACCGGCTCCGATCGCTTCCATTATTGCGGTGCCAACTTCGACGGTGCCAGATAACTATCTCTTAGCGGATGGCTCAGCTATCAATCGCACCACCTATGCCGATTTGTTTGTTGAAATTGGCACCTTGTACGGCTCGGGTGACGGTTCGACTACGTTTAATATTCCCGATTATCGCGGCGAGTTTCTTCGTGGTCTTGATAGTGGCAGAGGTGTTGATACTGGTCGAGCTTTAGGCGTGGATCAAGACAGCCAAGCAAATAGTATTGAGAGTTTCTCTACAGGCCAGCAAGCAGGGGCGTCGACCAGTGGAACAGCGACCGTTCCTGATGATGGCTCTGCCTCTGCTGCCCGTCACTTTCAGTTTGGTTCTGGTGGATCTCGCACTTGGCTGACAATGCAAAAGTATGGGTATGAAACCAGACCTCGCAATCAGGCTGTCGTCTACATGATCAAATATTAAGGTACTAAAATGACACAAATATATCATTACGATAAAAACACGAGCGAGCTTGTGGGTAATAGTGAGGCTAGATTAGACCCTATTGATGACCTAATCTTGGTTCCGGCGCAAGCTACAACACAGGCCCCACCAAATGAAGGCGCTAATCAAACAGCGGTGTGGAATGGCTCAGACTGGGAATTGGTGGCTGATTATCGCGGCTATCTTGGTTATAACGCAGCGGGTGACGAGCAAACTATATCACTGCTTAATGTTGAGCCTGATGCTGATTGGACGACTGAGCCGCCCTTTATTTTGACGGATGCACAAGCCATCAAAGTGGCGACGATTAATGCGGCCACAGCGGCGGCTATTATTAGCGGTTTTAGCTCGGCGGCGTTGGGTGCCGATACTCGTTATCAATCAGAGCAGGAAGATCAATTGAACCTGTTAGGTTTAGCCACGAGCGCCACCGATCAGCCATTCAAATGCAGTGATGATGACGGTACAACATGGGCCTATGTTTTACATACAGCGGCTCAGTTAATCACGGTGATGAATGACGGCATCGCTCACAAAATGTCAGCCTTGCAGGCCGGTGAAATCTTAAAGGCACAGGTTGCCGCCTTGCCAGGTGATGCCAATCAAGATGATGTCGATTTAATTAGTTAGGCAAAAGCAAACCTATGCAAATCACGGCCGCGAAAGCGGTTTTTTTACGCCTGGAGAAAACATGAAACAAAGGGTCATCTTGATTGGTTTTTTAGTGTTGGGCTTGGTGGGTGTGATCTTTACCACCGCGTCGATGCTGCTTGCCATTTGTAAATGGCCCGATAGGGCGTTTGTGATGGCAAAGGGTTTTGACCAACTGACAAACACTGGCTTGCACGGCAATGAAGATGAGTTGATTAGCTCGCGCATGGGTAAGGCGGTGCGTGATGGTCGCTGCATGGGTTGTTTTTGGTTGTGTCGATTGCTTCACCTGCTTGATAAGAACCACTGCAAGAAATCGATTGAAGATGATGAGGGTTAGACAGCCGCCGATCATCGTTGAGTTTTGCGCTAGAAATATCGTGATGACTATCCCTAAAAATGAGCGGGTGACTCAGTTCGAGCAGGCACGGCGTGGAATATATGCGCGTAATGCCGAGCGCGACAGGCTGCGGTGCGAAGGATTTAAAACGGTTCCGTCATGCTGAAATTTATAAACAACAGCCTTGAGGTTATGCAATCGGTAATGCTTGTTTTTTTCCTGATTGTCGTATCGGTTTCAGTGATTGTTTTTACCTACACGCAATTGGTCCCGAAGCCAGATTGCAATATTTATCAAGTCAGTGAGGCTTAAAAAGGAGAAAAAATGCGAGGTGTGATTTTAATTTTATCGATGTTTTTCCTGTCACTGTCAGCAATGGCAGAGGGTGTGATCACTGATGTTGCAAAAGCTGGAAACGGGCCGGTTAAGGTTAAGTACATTATTTTTGAGCCGGTGAATGATGATTTTAGTGTCACGTCGGCGCTTATTTCTATTGATGGCGATACCATCAATTTATTGCCTGATGATAATGATGCCGTTATTTTTATCGACCTTTTTGAAGGCACCAGCAAGCCGCAGGTTTTGGGTTTGTTACGGCAATTAAATAATCTATTCCCGCCCTCGTCTGAATCATGCGATAGCACTGCAATTATAGCCAAGGCATTGCGCTCGATGGCCGACTTGTATGGCAAAGATGAAGAGGTATTGAACGAGTTAGATGCCTTACTTAAAACCGTTAGCATTATCGAGATCCCACAACATGAATGAATTTAAAACGCCGCGTTTTGTTCTTGCTGCTTTCTTTTCTTTCACCATGACGATTGCCTACCTGTTCACCGAGAAAATGAGCAGCGATCAATACATCATGGTCATGTCGATCATTCTTGGTCTTTATGGTGCGACAGCATTAACTAAAAAACTAGGGTCAAGAAATGATTAAGTTTTTACTGTCGTTTGTTGGTGGCAATAAGGTGCTATTAATCGCGTTACTTTTCAGCAGTGTTGCCAGTGCAGGCGGTGCATGGAAAATTGCTGATTGGAAGCACGGCAAGCAGATTGCTGAGATGAAAAACGCAGCATGGCAGGCTCATGTTGATTCACTCAACCAGAAAAATGAAATAGACCACGGCAATCGGCAGGTCGCCAAGGCCGTGGCGGAAGCTTACGAGCTGAGAAATAGAAAGCGGGAAATAGTCACTCGATATATCAACAAAGAGGTTATCAAATATGTGCAAAGCGATATTGCTGGTAAGTGTGATTTGCCTGATAAGTGGGTGCAGCTGCACGATGACGCAGCAAAAAACAGTAATACCGGACACGCCGATACCTCCGGACAGCTTAATGGTCCCCCCTCCAGAATTACAGACATTGAGGTATTAGGCACGGCGTCAGTAAATTATGACTTATATCACCAGGTAAGCGATCAACTGATTGAGATGCAAAAATGGGCGCGGGGGATACGTTGTGAAAATCACGGTTAATCGCTTTACCTCGGATAATGATTCGACGATAAGCTCGATCTCTATTGATGGAAAATTCGAGTGCTTTGGCCTTGAGGATGAATATCGAGATCACAAAGTACCTGGCGAAACACGGATTCCACCCGGCACCTATAAAGTAGGCGTTAGGGATGTCGGCGGATTTCATGGCCGATACTTAAAACGGTTCCCTGATTTTCACCGGGGCATGCTAGAAGTGATCGGCGTGCCATTTTTTAAATATGTGCTGATTCATGTCGGTAATACCGAACAAGATACCGCCGCCTGTTTGTTGGTTGGCCTTGGTTGCTATACCAAGCAAAATGATATGTCGATACAATCCAGCGTTGCAGCATACAAGCGCCTATATAATAAGGTGTTCGATGCGGCTAAAAAAGGCCGGTTGACTATTGAGTATATTGATCAGGATTAGCAGGCGAAAGGATGTGGCAGGTTACAGACCAATCCTTTTCCGAAGCTCTGCCGAGTAGAAAGAAAATAAACACTGCTGGCGCTTAAGCCGGTCGGTTTCAATTTTTAATTCAGGACATTCAGCCTTCGCCATTGCTTGGCCAAGAGCAATTAACGCCTTATTAGCATTGGAGGCGGATGCATAGAGCGAGTTAAAGCCCCGCTTAATTTTGTTATTAGTATTCATTTGCTACATCTACCGCCGTCAAGTGGGTTATGCCTAATAAAAACAAAAGTACAGCAGGTGAAAGCACACAGCAGGGCACTAAACAAGGATTGTGGATGCCAAGCCGCATGCGATCACCGTTGGTTAGACTATGATTGTTTTTGGTGGGTGTCAATTCGTAAAAAATACACGCTCAAAACGTTGCCTATATAATAAGGAATAAATCTCGGGGAAAACAAATTGTTAAAACACGTAGGAATGCGGGCAAACAAGGGGTCTTCTTTTCCCCGATATAGCCTTAAGTTGTTGATAAATATAGCTAATGCCCTAGACTGGGGGGCAAGGGGTCGAAGGTTCGAATCCTTCTGTTCCGACCAATTAAA